AAGTAAAGAAGTACACCGACCCAGATTTTAAAATAGAGAAAGATATATGGAACAGGGATCACGAAACAGCAGAGATAGCATTAAGATTAGACCATGATGTTGATTTAGATATAGACAACGAATTTGTAAAAAGATTTCTTCCTTATTACATTAAAGATTGTGGTGCAATTTTTGGAAGAGAAGGTAATCCAACAAGTCATTATCTTTGGACAAACAGAAACCAGATTCCATTTAAACAATTTAATTTACCAGATGAATTTGAAAAAGATTTTAAAGATTTTCCACATGGTTCAATGATATGCGAACTACGTACTGAGAAAAAAAGATACACTATAGTTCCAGGTTCTTTACACAGTAAATCAAAAACAAATGTAAGATGGGAAAAATTTGAAGAGATAAGAGAGTATCAAGGAAACTTATCTATAGATGTAGGTAAAGTTGCTTTATCTTCGGCACTTACAATTATATATCCTAGCACAGGAGCTAGAGATGATTATTGCACTGCGATTGCAGGAATTTTAGTTAAAAATTCAGACTGGACGGACGATGAAATAGATAATTTTGTATCTCGGATCGCGGAACACGCAGATGATGAGGACTTAGCAAAAAGATTAAAAAAAGGAACTTCAAGCAGAAGAACTGCTAGAAAATTTGGAATAAATAAAATCCATGAAATCACAGGTTATAGTCATAAAAACTTAACAACTTTATTTAATTGGATAGGTCTATTTAAAGATGCATCTTTACAGGTATCAAAAGACACTATTGAAAAAATAGAAGAGTATGGAGCAAACAGATATTATGTACATTTAAATGTACCACAAAAAAATGTAGACGGAGTTGGTTTAAAAACAGTTAAGCAAAAAATTTGGATTGATGGTGAATCACTTATGAAACTAGATAAGTTTTGTGACATTGCCATGAGTCAAGCAAAGGTATGGATACCTAAAATGTCAGCAAAAGAATTTGAAGAAATAATGATGGCTAAATTTTACAACAGAGAACAGTCAAAAGAATATGTAAAAGAAGCAGAAGAAGACTCTCGATTTAAAATGTTTTTCTTAGATTATTTAGATACGAAAGGTGTTTATACGGATAAGGAACAGTTAGCTGTTTATAAATTACCTTATTATAATCAAGAAAAGAAACGAATAGAATTTGATTTAAACAATTTTGAAAAAGAATTAATGAAAAATAGAGTAAATTTAAAAAGACAAGATCTTGTTCATAAAGTTCAAACTATTTTAAAAGGTGAAAAAGATAAAGGCAAATACAAAAATAAATCTTGTGTTGCTTGGGTAATAAACGGAGAAGAAGTAGAAGATAATAAATTAATATGGGAAGGAGAATCTGTCTATATTGGAGACAGTGCAGGTGATGAATAGTTTAAAGATTCCAGAATTTATTCCAGGTCCTCCTGGTACAGGTAAAACTCACAAATGGTTAAAAAACAAATATGCTGGTTTTTTAAAACAATATCCTTGGGATAGAATTGTAATTTTATCTCACACAAACACAGCAGCTGATGAAATTATAAAAGCTGTAAACAAATTACCAGAACTGGAGAATATACCAGACACAAACTTGCAGGAACAAATATGTACAATTCACTCTTATTTTAAAGGAGAATATTTAAGTATAAAAAAATATGAGCGCGAAGATCACAAAGCTTTTTGCAAAGATAATTCAGGAATGAATATTGTAAAAAAAAATATTCCTTGGGATAAACATCCTCTTTATGAGTTTATTTCTCACGCTCATGGTAAGGGTTATGACTTAAATTCTGAAGAAGAACTTGAAAAGTATTGGGCTCTTTGTGATAGACCTCGTTATTCCCCTCTACGTCTTCAAGGACCAGGTGGACTTTTAAAGTTAAAAGAAAAATATGATGCATACAGAGATAATCCAGAACATAAAAGAATATCTTTTGTAGACATGATAGATAATTTTAGATTTAATGCGGCTATACCTACTGATATAGATATTTTGATAGTAGATGAAGCTCAAGACTGTAGTAAACCTCAGATAGCTGCTCTACAAAAAGCAGCCACACATGCAAAAAGATTTATTTTTATAGGTGATGCTGATCAGACTATTCACGAATATGCAGGATCAGACCCTGAATATTTCTATCAATTAGCTAACACAGAACAAGCAAAGGCTAATGAACTTACCGAAGGTTTAAGATGCGGTCAAACGATTAATAAAATATGTAGAAACATTATTGCACCTGTATGGGAAGCCAAAGGTAAGCTTTCAGAAAGAACTTGGACTCCAACTAGTGATATTGGAAAATCATATTATATACCTGGATTAAATCAAAAGTGTAAGGCAAAAGATGTTTTGATTAATAAAATTTTAAATACAGATGAAACATTTTTATTTACCTATAGAGGTAAACCTACTCATGAACATATAAATGAATTTCTTCAGAATAATGGAATAGATTATAAAATGGTATCAGGTAGTGCTCATGTGTCTAGAGAACATTTTAGTTGTTTTAAAAATTGGAAAACTTTTATGAATGATAAAGTTTCTAAACAACAGATAAAAGAATACTGGAAGTTAATGGGATCAAAAGTAAAAGTTAATGGTCAAGGTGATGTCGATAAACTTAAACCTTTAATTGATAGAGATTATAATGTTCAGGAACTTATAGATGCAGGTTATTTAAAACCAGAAGTGAAACAGTTTGAAAGACTTTCTCAACTTTTAAATCATGAAGCTCTTTCTAAAAATGAAAAATTAATTGATAAAATACCTTACATCAATCATGTACTAGCTAACGGTATGGACACAACTAAAAAACCAAGAGTTCAACACGATACAATACATAAAGTAAAAGGACTAACTTTTGATAATGTAATAGTAGATTTATCAACATACCATCCAGAAACTAAAGGATTTGAAGCAACAAGACTAGCTTATGTTGCTTATAGTAGAGGGAGAATAGATTGTTGGACTATAGGATCTTCTGCTCCTTATTCTTTAGCAAAAATACAACAAAATTGGAGAGAAATTTTAGAACTTTAAAAGGAGAAAACATGACAGACAAAAGTATATTTAAAGGAATGGGTTATAAATCACTAGACAAGCAGCATGGCGGGAGTCACTATAAAAAATTTACGATACAACCCGCAGAGTTTATAAATGAAAATAAATTTTTATTTGCAGAAGGCAACGCTATAAAGTATATTTGTAGACATTCTATGAAAGGAAAAGAAGAAGACATTAAGAAAGCAATACACTATTTAGAAATGATATTAGAAAGGGATTACAATGTGTAAACATCCAATTGATCTAGACTTAGAAGGTGTAGATACAGTAGCTATTGATATAGAAACTTACGATCCAAACCTTAAAACAAAAGGTCTAGGTGCAATTAGACAAGATGGTTTTATTACAGGGGTAGCTGTAGCTACCGGTAAAGACACAGTTTATTTTTCATTAAAACATAGCGATGATAATAAATCAGAAGAAGAGTTAAAAGAGTTTTGGGATCAAATGAATACAAAACTTTTACAAAACGATAAAATTGCAAAGGTATTTCATAACGCAATCTATGATGTTTGTTGGTTAAGAGCAACAACAGGTAAGATGTTAAAAGGAAGATTATTAGATACAATGGTGGCTGCTTCTGTAATTGATGAGAACAGATTTAAATATGGATTAGATGCTTTGGCTAAAGATTTTCTTGGTGAAAACAAATACAAGTATGACTTACAAGAAAAAACTTTTGATTGGTCTGGTGGTTTTCAAAAAGATCCGATGTCTAACATGCACAAACTACCTTCTAGTGTAGTAAAAGATTATGCAAAACAAGACGTAGACTTAACTTTAAAATTGTGGAATTTATTTAATAAAAAATTAGATGAAGTATTATACATAAAACCAGAAGACAATAAAGAGTATACATGTAGAAATATATTTGAATTAGAAACAAGATTGTTTCCTTGTCTAGTTGACATGAAGTTTAAAGGAGTTAGGATAGATACCCAAAAACTTGACTACCTTGGTAAAAGATTAAAAAGATGTAGAGATAAAATAATTAAATTTATTAAAACAAAAACAGGTGTTGAAGTACAGTTATGGGCAGCAACTTCTATAAAACAATTACTAGATAAAAGAAACATAACGAACTTTGAAAAGACTGCTAAGTCAGGAATGCCTAAACTTCCAAAAGATTATTTAAAAACTCATGAAGATAGATTTTTAAGATTAGTATCTAAAGCAAGAGAGTATGACAAAGCTTTGAATACCTTTGTAGAGGGTTTAAGAGGTTATCTTCATAAAGGTAGAATTCATGCAGATATAAATCAAATTAGAGGAGACGGTGGAGGAACTGTAACCGGTAGATTCTCAATGAGTAACCCCAACTTACAGCAGATTCCATCTAAAGGTTTTATAGGAAAGAAGATGAGGGAGCTATTTATCCCTGAGGAAGGCCATAGATGGGGTAGTTTTGACTATTCTCAGCAAGAACCAAGGATTGTGGTACATTATGCAATAAAGAAGATAATGGACGAAAAAGAGGGTGAAGAATTAAAAAAACAATTTGATGATTCTGAAGCAGACTTTCACCAGATAGTAGCTGATATGGCTAACATATCTAGAAAACAAGCTAAGACAATTAACTTAGGTTTATTCTATGGTATGGGTAAAGGTAAATTAGCAGCAGAGTTAAATTTAAATACAGATCAAGCAAAAACTTTGTTTGATACTTACCATAGAAAAGTCCCTTTTGTTAAAAAATTATCAGATGGTCTAATGGAATTTGCTAAAAATAATAAATTAATTTTTACTCTTGAAGATAGATTTTGTAGATTTGATAAATATGAAAGCGTTAATAAAAAATGGAATAATAAGATACGTAAGTTTGAAGAATGGGATCCTAAAGCTAAAGAAATAAAACAAGAAGACGGTACAATTAAATATGAAGGAGAACATGTTACTCCTAAACTATTATCAAAAAAAGAAGCTTGGGATAGATTTAAATTACAATTTAATGAAAAATCTGAAAAGAAAATTGAACAGTTTACAGAGAAAGAAAGAGATTTTTGGTTTAAAGAATATTTTGTTCCTGCTTTTACTTATAAAGCTTTAAATAGATTGATACAAGGATCAGCTGCAGATATGACAAAAAAGGCAATGGTCTTGTTATATGAAAAAGGTATAGTGCCTCACATTCAGATACACGATGAGCTTTGTGTATCTATCAAGGATCACGAAACACGGATCATGGTTCAAGAAACAATGGAGACAGCAATACCTTTAATGGTTAAAAACAAAGTGGACTATGAATCTGGACCAAATTGGGGTACAATAAAATAATGTTCTTAATAGATACTTATTTGGATAAAAGTAAAATACAGGGTGTTGGGGTATTTTCAAAAGAGAATATTAAAAAAGGACATAAAATACAAGAGGAAAGATCTAGTTTTCAAATAGAGTTTGATAAAAATAATTTACCATCAATGCCTATGGCTTTTGCTAACTTTCTTACAACACATTCTTACCAAAAATATTTACATCCAGATACATTAATATTACAATTTGATAACTCAAAATATATAAATCATAGTGAAAATCCAAATTTAGATGATGACGGATTTGCAATTAAGGATATTAATATTGGTGACGAAATAACAATAGACTACAAAGACTTTGATGATAATATTGATTCATGGCTTACTTAAATGCAAACATACCACCAACTTACGCACAAATAAGAAAGGAGTATTTATATGATCTTAAAAAACATCAGGG